TACATCACGGGCATCTCGGCAAAATGATCGATGTTTGTGCTACGCTCAGCGGTGTTTCGCATGATCTCCACAAGTTTCTGGACTTCATTAAGAGAGGCGGTAAGGATGAGTAGCGAAGGTTTTAAGAATGTTCCCGGCGTGCCGGATGGCTGGGAGTTGGTGGGATTTCGTCGATTGATGTTTGAAGACTGGTATGTTGGTGTTTTAGGAAAACCTGAGCGATGGCAGCAATTATCAGCCTCTGTAAATGTTTACGGTGTCATCCGCAAAGTCGAGACTCCCAAAAAGTACCGACCGTTTGCGAATGGGGCGGAGTACATTGCAAAGCGGCGAGACGCAATTGCCGTTGACTGGAAAACAGGATTGACCAATGGTTTTTACGCTATCGTCTCCGCGAACGATGGTTTTGTTTGGGTTGCGTTTGGCAAAGATATTCAGGTGTTCGACTGGAAGCAGGCTTTTGAGCAGCTTGTGTTTCGCCACATCGACGGCTCTGCATCCCCCTTCGGCGTGGAGGTGGCAGAGTGAACGACACAGCACGACTAGACACAACTCAGCCATCAGCATGGGTGCAAGCGATCCGCAAGGCGGCATCCCTCGAAGGAATTACGCTCTCCGAGTTTGTCGGTGAGGCTTGCCTAGATCGGGCGGCAAGGATCACAGGCGAAAAGCCGAAAGACTTTCGCAAGCAACTTGGCGAGCGAATCCGAAGAGGTGAGCGGTGATGCTGTATCAGCCGGTGGAGCTGAAGTTTCATCGACCTAAGACGAAATCGACGGTAACGATTGAAGATGACTTGCCGATGGAATTGACTGACTCTGAAAGGTGTAGTTTCGTCGAGGTTAAGTACGCAGGTTTTTTCGAGAATGGTTTTTCTGTTTTTCAAATTAAGTTTTTGGAGGTGTGATTGTGAACATACTTGAAGTGCAAGAGGCTATTTTGAAGTTGCCGTACGAGCAGCAGGTGATGATTATAAATCACTGGATGGGAGGGACTTCATGCAAGACATCATCAGCCCCCAAGGTGGCGGCTACAGAGCGACCTGCCGCGACTCAGGCAACCAAGTATAGCCGCGACGGGATGCCGTACGACGAGCGAGAAGATGAGGCTTGCGATGCGTTGATCTTGAGCGGTTACTCGCAAAAGAGGATTGCTGATTGGTTTGGCAAGAACAGACCGAACCAACGAACATTTGGTGCATGGAGGCAGTTTGCAGTTCGCCGACGAGCGGAACTTAAGAAGAAAGGACAGTTGAGATAATGGCTTTACTCTTAACCGTACTCGGTTGTTTCGGTCTTGGTTTCGCTGCGGGTGTAGCGGCGATCCTGTTTGCTGGTGTAACGCATTGCGATGATTGCGAGTAGACAAATGAAAAAAGAATACTTTCAGACTCGACAGATTGGAATTTTTCCGGTCGATGCGGTTGTTGAGGGCGTCGGGAAACAAGCATTCGACGACCTTTTGATGCAACATGGCAGAGCTTTTATTTTGCAAGTGCTTGAGTATGACCACGAGTCTAATCGCGTAAGCATCAGACTCAAGCCCGGCAACGGCATGGTGCCAGTCGTCGCAATGGAAGAGGCGTCGGGCGTGAAGGATTGCGAATGAGTTACCTACTATCTGACCTATTCGAGCTTGGCACGGTGCTAAGCGTGGTCGCGGTGGTTCTGTGGTTTTTGATGGGAGGTGAGTGAGATGGAAGAGGACGTAAAAGACGATGGGTTGTTTACTTTTAGTCTCGATGAATATGATTTAACATCGCTAGCTAGCTTGATTAAGTGTCTCAATCAAGCCGCAAGCGATGCGGAAGAAAACGTGATGTTTTTTCATGGCGTTATTAAGGTCACAAGCAAGAGTTGCGGAGGTGGCGAAACATACGGATACATAAGGTCTATCGATGGTGATCCGTGGATGTTCGCTCCTAAAATAAACAGGGAGTTTGATGCGGTTCCGACTGCGGAGACAATAGAAAGCGACGGTGCGAAGTGAACTGGTGCTTCTGGGTCAAGGTCACATCCGACGAAGGGCAGGCGATGGCATTCCGTCGCTTCCCACAAACGCACGCTAGGGAACTTTGCGATGCGGAGCTAGATAGAGAGTTTGAGCACATGCGTGACGCTGGTTTTAAGGTCGATTGGTCGGCAATCGATCCCGGCGCCATGCAAGAGATTTACGACATGAATACCGAGCAGTTCAAAGCGTTCGGTGAGGAGGTAAGGTTCTAATGAAGATCAACAAAGGCAAGCAATCCAGATCACGAAGGATGCTCATCTACGGCGAGCCGGGCGTAGGCAAATCAACGCTGGCGAGTCAGTTTCCGCATCCGCTATTCTTGAATATGGAAGACGGCATCGGGGATATTGAGTGCGATTCGACGGACGTGATCCGCAGCTATAAAGAGTTTCAGCAACTTCTAGCGATGGAACTTCCACAAACGGACTACGCTACAATTGTCATTGACACAGTCGATTGGTTGGAAAAATTGCTGATGCTCGAAGTTGCATCGGCACACGGAAAAAAGACCATCGAGGACATTGGCTTTGGTAAGGGCTACCAGTCTTTAGCGAAATCATGGCAAGACGTCTTTGCAGGGTTGACGTTTTTGTGGAAACAAGGCCGAAATATCGTGCTGACTTGCCATGAAACTATCGACAAGTTTGCCGATCCAGAGGGAGACGGCTACAACTACTACCGGCCAGCATTGCATCGCGTAGGATCGGCTTGTGTGAGCGAATGGTGCGACGAGGTGCTATTCTGCAAACATCGTCGCATAGCACGAAAAGCGGATGAAGGGAAGCGAACGGTAGCGGCGAAAGGAGATCGCGTCATCGTCTGCAATAACATGCAATCTATCGAAGCGAAAAACCGCTTAGGTATGCCGGATGAAGTGCCTATGGATATCGCATCCTTTTATCCGTATTTAACCAAAAACGAGATCAAGCCAAGCGGCAGCGTAGCCGCATCGGTGGTTGATCCGGCAAGTGAAATTCAGTTTGGAGAATAGCAATGAATATTGATTTCGATTTAGACCAGTACGAAGCATCGAAGCCCGCTGGAGCAATACCAGCGGGTAAATACCAAGCCGTGATTACATCGACTAGCGAGAAAACGAGTAAAAACGGTGATCGGTACGTTGAACTCGAATTGGAGGTCATCGCTGGCGAGCATCAAGGCAGCAAGCTTTGGGACATTCTTAATTTATGGCACCCAAAGGACACCCCGCGAAACATCGCACGAAGCACGCTAAAAGCGATCTGCGAAGCGATTGGACGCAAGGTGTCGGACACTTCGCAGCTTTGCAACTATCCGCTCTTGCTAAGTGTGGGCTTGGAGGATAACACTTACAACGGCACGACCTCGAAAGTTAATCGAGTAAAGGGATACGCTAAACTGGAGCGAAGCGTACCGCAACAATCGCAATCACCAACGGCACAGCCTCGACAGGATGGACAGGGGCGGCCTTGGTAGTGGTTTAGTTAATCAGTTTCAGTTTTGTTTGTTTGTTTTTGAAAGGTTCAATATGTTACGTTTTGTTTTGTCGGTTGCGTTGGCGTTGGTTGGTTCGGTTGCTTCGGCTCAGACGCCGTTTCCCGCTCGTTTTGTCGAGGCTGGACAGGTCGTAACGGTGCCGAAGGGTAATTACACGATGAGTCAGCAGGTCGTTATTCGTGCCGGCGGTACGCTCATCCTCGATGCTGGCGTAAATGTCCGAGTCAGCAACTTGGGCTTGCCTATGCAAGTCTACGGGGCTTTAATCGTCAACGGCACGGCATCCGAGCCGGTTGTTGTTGGGCCTGATGCTCTTGGCGTTTGCGGTACGCTGCAAACATACGCTTCGCCTACGTCGCGTCCATCGATCCAAGCCACCTACTTGGACTGGACTACAACGCGAAACAGCAACACATTGTTTTTAAGTGCTTGCGACTTTGCCATCAGCAATAGCAAGATCACTAGTAAGGCTACATCGGCGGCTAATCGCACTTGCGTTGCGGCGGTCGGTGGATCAGTAGGTACGCTGTCCAATTGCATGCTAGACGGTGCAAACGACCTGATTGCAAAGCCGTCGGTGGGCGTTGCGATTGGCAACGGCACAAATCAAAGCGATGCGGTTGATTTGATTGAGACGTTGATTATCAACACGACCGACCCGCTAAAGATTCGCAAGCAATTTGCGTTAGTGATCGGATCGATTGAGTAGAGCATCCGCGAAAGCGGCTAGGATTGTCCATGTGGATCAGTCAAAGAGGGCCCTGGCTCCGTACTGAGCGATGCGACGGTATCGCCGATCCTTTTGCCAAGCCACTTCGGCAAGGCGTTTTTTGGAGAGATTAAAGATGAGTCACGCAGGTTTTACGGATTCTTGGTACGCAAAGAAAATTGATCAGTCAATGAGCGGATTTGATCACGCATCCGCAGATGGTCGCATTATCGCAAACGCAATACTCACGGGGTTTGCAATGCTGTCTCAAGCAATTGACAACAGCATTGGACATACAGCAGCGGAGTCAGACGAATGCGCCCTGTTTGCACTAAAGGACATCGCCTTGGAGTTGTCTAATATTGCAGATCGAATTAACGGAAATTGATAATTTTTGATATAGCATGATGCGTTTAGTTTTATTGTTGGCGATGCTGGCAGGATGCCAAGCAAAGCCGGTTGTTTATGAGTTAATGGAGGTTAAGCATGAAAGTCACAGTTCAAAGAGTCCCGTTTCTCAAGTCGCTAGAAATCGCGGCGTCAATTGTCGGCAACAAGCCACAAAGCGAGGTGTTGCGTTACGTCAAGTTTACCTGCGAAACAAAGAGATTGACACTAGAGGCAACCGATAACGAGTTGGCTATCGTTTGCGATGTTGAGGATGCTACAACCAGCGTTCAGCGGCAAGGTAAAGCCCTGCTACTCCCCTCGAAGGTGATACCGATCCTCAAGGATTGCGGCGGCGATTCGGTTGATATCGAGGTTGATAACCAATTGCGAATTACAACGCAATCAGGCGGGTTTAACTTGGCGATGCCCAACCCAGAC